TATGAAGATGGTGAAAAAGCAAACACTTTCAAAGCATTTGAACCTACACAAGAAGAAGAAACGTATTCAATGGTTACTGCAAACCGATACTGGTCGCAGATCTTTGGTATTGCTTTTAGTAACAAGCGTTGGCTTCACTTTTTTATGCTCTTCGTACCAGTTATGGGTCTCTGGACTTCTTCCATTGGTATTATTGGCTTGGCTCTTAACCTTCGTGCTTACGATTTTGTAAGTCAGGAGATTAGAGCAGCAGAAGATCCTGAGTTTGAAACTTTCTATACAAAGAACATTCTTCTGAATGAAGGTCTACGTGCTTGGATGGCACCCGTTGACCAACCGCATGAAAACTTTGTTTTTCCTGAAGAAGTATTGCCACGAGGCAACGCTCTGTGATATAATGGGGGTCGAAAGACCCTCTTTTTTATGAAAATTATTGCCTACACATCCCCAGGATGTTTTTATTGTGAACAACTAAAAGAATTATTTCGACGAGCTGATGTCGAATATGATTTGGTGGTTGTAGAGACAAAAGAAGATAAAGAAAATTTCAAATCTATGTTTCCAAATGCTGTTGGATATCCACATGTAGTAATTGATGACGAAGAATATCCTGGAATTGTTCCAGTAGCAAAATTATTTTTACAGAAAGGTTTGGTATCTTCTCCAAAGAAATGAAAGAATTGAAAATAAATAGAGGTATCGAACTCATGCTTAGGGGGACGAGACCGAAGGAAAATAAGAAACCAGACAAAGGTTTTTTTGTTAGTAAAGTTTTCTCCCTATTGAAACGAAAAGTCTACTTCAACTTGGAACTTTGGTGGGAGAAAAAAAATTAAGTTCGGAGTTGAACAATGGTAGAATCAACAGTAGTTTATTTCTCGGCAACAGTTTCATTTATCTTTCTGTGTGTTGGGATTATTGCTGGATGGACAGCAAACGAAAAAGTACATGAGTTTATGTACGGCAAGATGGAAGAACAAAATGTACATCCAGAAATGTTTGACGGAGATGGTTACCTTATCAACGAAGAACTTTTATCAGTAAGATTTGTTGATGAAGACGACGAAGATTACGACGACTAAATACCCTTACGATATATTATTAGACTATGTTATTACTACATGAAGTGCTACAAAAAGTAAGCAACGCTAAAACAAAAGTAGAAAAAGTTAAACTTCTACAGGAACACAACACTCCAGCACTTAGATCTATTTTAATTGCTAATTTTGATGATAGTGTTGTGTCAATGTTACCAGAAGGTGATGTACCCTACACTCCCAATGAAGCGCCAGAAGAGACAGAACATACTGTTCTAGTTCATGAATATCGTAAGCTCTATCTTTTCTTCAAAGGTGGAGCACAGATATCACAAACCCGTCGAGAAACATTATTTGTTCAATTGCTTGAGGGGTTGCATAAAGGTGAAGCTGAGGTATTATGTCTTATGAAAGACAAAAAGATCGGCAAGCGTTGGAAGATTACCAAGCAGTGTGTCGAGGAAGCTTTCCCGCAAATTCAATGGGGTAATAGAAGTTGAGTATTCAAATCATTCATCAAAATTGTGATCCAAAATTGGCAGAGGATAGAACTCTCCCATACAATGCATACATTGTAAAATACCATGATGATGAACAATATAATTATGATATTGTAATCTGCAATAAGAAGACAGATATTTTTGATTATTATTGGGATAGATATAGAGAAGGTCTTATTGCTTTTAAACAAACAGAAGGTCGCGTCAATCCTAAACTATGGAGTCCAACTAATAAAAAGAAAAAATGAACATCCAATCTGATCCATACGGAATGTGGTGCATCCACTATGCAAAACTTGATGACATAAGAAATTGGAATGTCATGAAGTTGCAAAGAAAAGATGGCATTTTAGTTTCTGCCAAAACATACGATGAAGTCTTTAAGTTTTCTTCTGTGACAGATGCATTTGCTTTCATGAAATCTTTATATGAAGTTCCAGAATTAAAGTACTCTATTGAAGTAAAACGTATTAATAAAGCTGGTGAATGGAACTTCTATGTTACTTAAGATATTATAAATTGTATTCAAATTTACAAAATTTGTGATATAATTATTAGTACGTTCATTCGTTATTTGCGAATAGCGAACGGAAGTAAGCCGACTCGGAACGGAACGTTCATCTATGGAGACACTCATTCTTACATGCTTACAAGCACAATTGATTGCTGGAAGAGTTTATAAACAACAACTTTCCCAACAAGCAAAGAATGATTTGATTTGGGAGATCAAACAGATCTCTCCAAAGGAGTGTAAGATAGACGCAAAAGCCGACTGAAGGAACGCTCTTTAACTTAACCAACTAAGGAGAACCCTAATGTCACAAGCAACTTATCGCGGTTGCCAGTATAATACTGACACCGCTAAGCAAGAATATCAGCGTTGGTATTCACAGACCCACGCACCAGCACATCCAACTAATACATATCGTGGTGTTGCTTATCGTCCTTGTAACAATAACAAGGAGGTAACACAATGAATTGGTTAGATATCATCCGCAAACAAATTCAAAAACAAAAGAGAATTCAGCAAGCACAGCTTGCCATGGCAATGAAGATGTGATATAATATATCTTCCGTGTGAAGGAAGTTTTTTAGAGGAGGTTCCACCTCCTCTTTTTTTATGTTATAATTAGTAGTGTATGTCATGCTACCATGGACAAGGAAAGATTAAAACTTATAGTAAAAAACTTGAAACTCCTGGTGGAATCGTTAGAATCAGAAATATATTCTGATGTGGATGCTTACAAGGCAGGTCCTACTTCAGACAAGATCTATTCTCACGAGGACAACGACGATGACGGTTACCCAGACTAATGCTGATTGGAGATACAAAGACGATAACTTTCAGAAAAGAAGTTTTATCTTGAGTGGATTTGTCAGAATGAAAATACCCTTGACTAGAGATGTGTATGAATTCTGTGATTACATTATCAGTCAAGGATATCAATTTGATTTGGGTTCCTTGGACATGGTAGATAGACAAATTAGAGAAGAGTTTAAAAAGTATATGGAGGCTTCTACATGAGAATAAAAGACACCATCAAGGCAGCGAAGAAAGCAATAAAGCTTGCGGAAACTAATCCGATGATGTATACTGATGAAGAGATCATTTACATGAAGAGAGCACTTCGTCAGGCAAAAATTGATCTACAACGCAAACGTGAAAGATTAGGTAAAGGATTTAAGAATGACGCAACAACATGGACAAGTCAAACTAGTGTCAGTGACGCCCCAGGCGGAACAGACGATGGGGTACGTGGCGAGGGTGAGCAATCCCCAGAACCAGGAGAACCCTAACGTCGCTGGTCTGCTCAAGTATTGTATCAAACATAATCACTGGTCAGTATTTGAGCAGGCACACATGTCTCTGGAGATTGAAACCAACCGTGGTATCGCAGCACAAATTCTGCGCCACCGTTCATTTACATTTCAAGAGTTTTCTCAAAGGTATGCTGATACCAACTTGATTACGGAACGTATTCCCATTCCAGATCTTCGCCGTCAGGATACCAAGAACCGTCAGAATTCTACTGATGATCTTGGTGACTATGTAAAACTCAAGTTTCAATCCGAGATCTCTGAACTATTTGCCCACTCTAATAACCTCTACAAGAGGATGTTGGATGCTGGGGTGGCAAAGGAGTGCGCGAGGTTTGTACTGCCCTTGGCGACGCCCACACGCATCTATATGACGGGATCTGTGCGCTCATGGATCCACTATATAGATCTACGGAGTGCTCATGGCACCCAGAAAGAACACATGGATATTGCTAACGCTTGTAAGCAAATCTTTGTGGAACAATTCCCAATTTGTGCTGAAGCTTTGGAGTGGAACTGATGCCAACATATCCTGTAATCAATAAAGAGACTGGCGAAAAGAAAGAACTTTACATGTCAATGCCAGACTATGACCAGTGGAGAAAAGATAATCCTGAATGGGATAAAGATTGGTCCGCTGGTGTCGCTGGCGTTGGTGAGGTTGGTGAGTGGCGAGACAAGATGAATAAAACTCATCCTGGTTGGAAAGATGTAATGAAAAAAGTTCAAAATGTTCCTGGATCAAGAATTAGTGGATGGTAATTTATGCCCGTAAGAAAGAAAGTTGTAAAATCACCTGGACAAGGTATGAGTGCAAAGCAAAAGAAGCGTCGTAAGCCCATTGACGAAGCTTACATGATCCCGATTGAACCACTGACACATAATCAACAGTTGTTCTTTGATGAGTGGGACAAGGGACAGATGCTCTATGCTTATGGTGTGGCAGGTACGGGTAAAACATTTGTTGCTCTGTACAAAGCACTCAAGGATGTGCTGAATGAATACACACCATATGAAAAGATTTACATCGTTCGTTCTCTTGTAGCAACACGAGAGATTGGTTTCCTTCCTGGAGATCATGAGGATAAATCTTCTCTGTATCAGATCCCATACAAGAACATGGTTCAGTCCATGTTTGAGATGCCAGATGATAATTCATATGACATGTTGTATGACAATCTAAAGCAGCAAGAAACTATTTCTTTCTGGAGCACAAGTTTTATTCGTGGCACCACACTTGACAATTCAATTGTCATCATTGATGAATGCCAGAACTTGAATTTTCATGAACTTGATAGTATAATTACTCGTGTGGGTCAAGATACAAAGATTGTTTTTTGTGGTGATGCTTCACAAACTGACCTTGTAAAGATCAGTGAGCGTTCTGGTATTCTAGATTTCCAACGTATCCTTCAGAGGATGCCTGAGTTTTCACTCATTGAATTTGGTATTGAAGATATCGTCCGTTCTGGTCTAGTCAAGTCTTATATTATTAACAAAATTAATTTGGGTCTATGAAGTTGTTTAATCATGTTGGTGGTCTGACGCCAATTGAATTGGATGCCGTAACGGTAGATGGCAAACGCCTTTATCCAACACCAGAAGGTCAGTTTGCGTCAGTCACCACTGTGATTAGTAGCAATCGTGAAAAGATGGCAGGTATTGCTCGTTGGCGAGAACGTGTAGGCGAGGAGAAAGCTAATAATATTTCTTCTCGTTCTACAAATCGTGGAACAAAATACCATTCTATTGTAGAAGATTATTTGAATAACAATCTAGACCTCAAAAAATATAGTAAGTTTCCTTTACCTGTGTTGATGTTTCAGCACAGTCGTGATGTTCTTGATAGGATAAATAACATATACCTTCAGGAAGCCGCTCTCTACTCTAAACATCTTGAGTTAGCAGGTCGTGTTGATTGTATCGCTGAGTTTGATGGTGAATTATCTATTATTGATTTTAAAACAGCAGCAGAACCAAAGCGAGAACAATACCTTTACGATTACTTTGTTCAGGAAACAGCATATGCTTGTATGCTTCAAGAACTATATGGTTTGCGAGTAAAACAACTCGTAACAATCGTTGCTTGTGAAAATGGAGAAACTCAAGTCAAGGTGCTTCCACCAAAGAAAGAATTTTTCATCAAACTGATGAGTTACATCTCAGAATACCAGGAACGATATGGAGAAAAAACAATTATTAGAGGATAGATTTATGACCGCTGCGAAATTTTCGCAGGAAGTGGAAAAGATTGCTCTCAACAATCCAGATATGAATTATATTGATTCGGTTATCCATTACTGTGAAACAAATGAAATTGAACTAGATAGTGTAGGTAAGTTGATTAGCAAACCTCTAAAAGAAAAACTTCGTCATGAGGCACAGCAACTTAACTTCATTAAAAAAACAAGTCGTGCCAAGTTGATGTTAGTATGAGCTTCTTTCAATCTGAATTAGTCCGTGGGGACATTCAAGAGATGGTAGAACTACAACAGTTCTGCTTTCGTTCTGCCATGAACTTTGTTCTCCTTGACAACGAGAGGAGACTAGAATATTTTGATGCTCTTGAAAAACTAGTAGAGAAGCAGAAAGTATTTTATTATCGTATCAAACTTAGCGATGATCCCGAAGCTAAATCTGTTTGTGAAACGATGAAGCAAGGTGTCATCATGCTGGGTGCTACACCTGGAACTCCTATTGAAAAAATGTTTGACGAACTGTTGGACAGAATTCATGTCATGAGATCCAAATTGGAAAGTGGCACAGAGGATTGACACCCGCCTCTGTGCCATGTTATTATGATTGAGTGATTGGGCGTCACAAAGACCAAATCTAAACAAATCCGAGGTAATCCTATGTCCTTTGCTGATCTAAAGCGCAAATCCCAGAACAACTTTGAGTTTCTCCAGAAGGAACTTGAGAAGTCTGCCAGTGGTAAGAACGTTGATGAACGTTTCTGGAAACCAGAAGTTGATGCTGCTGGTAATGGTTATGCCGTGATCCGTTTCCTGCCCGCACCCGAAGGTGAGACGGTGCCGTGGGCGAAAGTCTATTCCCATGCCTTCCAAGGTCCTGGTGGATGGTACATTGAGAATAGTCTGACCACTCTCAACGAGAAAGATCCCGTTGGTGAGATCAACCGCCGTCTGTGGAACAGCGGTAGTGATGAAGACAAAGAGACTGCTCGTAAGCAGAAGCGCAAGCTCTCTTACTACAGCAACATCTATGTCGTGAAAGATCCTAAGAACCCTGAGAACGAGGGTAAAGTGTTCCTGTATAAGTACGGCAAGAAGATCCATGATAAGATCCTTGCTGCCATGCAACCCGAGTTCCAAGATGAGGAACCCGTGAATGTGTTTGATCTTTGGGAAGGTGCTAACTTCAAACTGAAGATCAAGAAGGTTGCTGGTTACTGGAACTACGATAGTTCTGAGTTTGATAGTGTGTCTGCTCTGTCGGCAGATGACACTGCTCTTGAGAAGATCTGGAAGAGTGAGTACTCTCTCGCAGCTTTCACTGCTCCTGATAGTTTCAAGACCTACGAAGAACTTGAGGCACGTCTGAACCTCGTGCTGGGTGTTACTTCCCGTCCTGCTCGCCAGGTTGTTGATGAAGACGAGGAAGACTTTGAACCTGTGGCAGAAGAACCTGCCCTGCCTTCGTTCCGTTCCCGTGTCGCTGCTGTCCCCACTCCAGTGAAGGAAGAAGCAGTCGTGGATGATGACGATGCTCTCAGTTACTTCGCTCGTCTAGCTGAAGAAGACTGATTTCAAAATCAAAAACTGATTTTCATTGGCGGGAAAAAAATTTTCCGCCAATTTTTTTGTCTAAAAAGTTCAACCAGTTTTTTTGAGTTGCTGAGTGACGTAGTTACCAGATTTTTTGTAGAGATTTTGCTTTCTAAAATCATCTACAAATGCCTGTAAGTATACTGGTTTCAGCAAATAGATTGATCTCTTTTTCTCATTTTCTGCTGTATAGTGCTCAATGATTGTAACTGGACGGCATATTTCATTACCATTTTTTGTTACAATCTGACCATTAATGTTTAATTTGTGTGTCTTGTTATAAAAAGCAGCATCAACGTGTAATCCAGCAGGATATGGTCCATACTCATATGTTTCATAGTGATGGATCGTTCCATATGGATCATCAAATTCTTTCTCAACGACTTTACTCAATGTGTAGTTTGTCATTGGCCAATCATACTGTGAATTGACAAGGTTGTTTGTCAGAAGGATGACCCAATCATAGAATGGATCACCATAAAGTCTATCAGCAAGTGTGTCTGGTCTATCACCATCTACGATTGTATATTTTGTGAAGAATACAACGTATGAAAAAATTTCATCATTGACTTTATATCTACGAAAGAAGTTCTTGGCAGTAATAAAGTCTGCTTCTGAGAAAGGATAACTGATTGGCTTCTCATCGTATGAGATATTGGGAACGATTGAAAAAAACATTTTAGTAACCTGCCTTTACGTCTTCTCTGAAGATGAGTTTTGTTTCTTGGAAGTTTAATGACAGTTGATAAGCAACCATACGTCCATCTCTTGTCGTAGCATATGTTCCATCGGGAGTATAACTAACATCAACTTGAGTGAGAGCACACATTTTATATTGTGGCACGTTTTTATTTAATGTTCCACCTCGCATAAATGATACTCTACAAACATCTGGAACTTTGATGTAATTAGCTGCTAATGAATTATTTTCTTTTCCAAGTAATCCATCCAAATCTCCTGTCAATAAATTTCCAAAAAATGCTCCACCAGGATCTTTGTAACCAGAGTTACCATATGGAAGCATTCCCAGTTTAAATGTTTTAATAATCTCTTCTATTGTTGTTGCTTCTTTGGCACTTCTAGCAACAAGTTTATAATTTAAAGAAAAATTACGCATATCCAAACCAGAAAAAAGTAATTCTGAGTTTGGATTGAGAATTACTCCTCGTGTGCCACCAAAAAATTCATCAAGTGAAACACTTTCTCCTGTAATTTTTCCTATTGCGGCGTTTACTAATTGAGCACCTGCGATTGGAACAACATTGGTTAAAGCATTATCTATACCCGTTGCCATTTGTGTTAATTTATCTACTGCTGTTTCTGCTCCAGCAGTTTTCATTATATTAGCACCAATATTACTAAAGTTTTTACCACCCCAATTTGTTTTAAATCCAGTGCTAATATCCTCTGGCATGTAGAGAATAATAGTTGGCAATCCAGTTGGGTTATATTCTTGTCCAGAAGAATTATAGCTTGCTGTGGTATTTACATTTCTACTTACATCATTGCTGTCTGCTTTAAATGGTGGACTATACTCACTGAATTGAAACATAACATAATCAGTGCTAGCATCAATCATATCATCAGGATATTTTAATACCTCTCCGCCTTTTGTTGGATTTTGTGGTCCAACAACGTTTAATTTTTCTTGTTCCTTTGTCGCATTTTCTTGAGCTACTTTGTTAGCAGCCGCAGTTGAAGCAGAAGCAACGGGTTTTCCATCTACATCTTTAACCTGTCCAGTGGCAGTCATAGTCATACCAGGAGTGATCAACAATTCTCCCGATGTATATGGATCGTATGGCATTACTGTGTCATCTCCCTACTTTGTTTTGTGCCGTATCCTTTTATTGTTCTGTGACCAGTAATTTTGTCATAATATTTGTCAAGTGTTTCTTTCCAAACTTCTTCTTTGTTGATAGGAAATTTGACACCATTCACATCTTTGACAAAATCTTCTGTGGGTAGAAGAATAGCAGTGTCCCATTCAGCAGAAGCAAGATCAATATATAATCCCTGGACATGATTGTGTATGTATTTATGGAAACATGCCTTCGGCATATCAATTTTTCCTTCCATCAATTTTTTGACGGCAATAATTCTTTTTTTGATTGGTAAGTAATGTAGATTTGCTCCCCAAAATTCATCTTTATTTGATTTAAAAACATAAACTAGAGGAAATCTATCATAGTAAGGCAACCATTTCATTTTTGCCTTGTATTCAAACATATAAAGGTGACCTTGAACTACATATTTTCTTAGTTCATTTTGGTCTTGCTCTTTTACTAGACCACCTTTGTCACCTTTCTCATCTAAGACATACTTATTAAAATTTTTCTTGTATTTTCCTGCCTCTGATTTTACTGCGGCGAGATACCAACTATAACTTTTTGCTTCTCCACCAGTTGCTGCTGTTACTCTTTCAAAAAGTGTTTTGTATCCTGGTTGTTTATTAACTTTGTTTCTTTGAATTGCTGCAAATCCTTGTGCCATTGCTATACTCCTAAATGGTCTTCGGTGAGTATCAAGAAGTTCATCTGTCTATCTTCACAATACTCACGGGCAGCGGACCATTTAGCTTGGTTCTTTGCGAATGTTAAAACTGCTTCACGATAGGCAGTTGTGCGTTTGTTTTTTTCATTCGGTGGTTGAGTTTGTCTTTTGGGTTTTATCTCAATAATATACTTGGAGATCTTACCATCTTTTTCGCGGACCTTGATGTAGAAATCTGGATAGTATCGCCTCACTTTACCATCGGGAGCACGATAAGGAATGATTACCTCTTCGCTCCCCCACTCTATTATTGAGGGGTTGTTATCACAGAACACCATGAACTTTCGTTCCCATAGCGACCTATAGATAACACGAGTTGGGTTTCCACGATACTTGCCAGGATTTACAGGTTTGTATAACCCAGAGTATGCCATAAATATAGTTGTACCAACATAGGTATTTAGCGTGTCAGTAAATAACTTCATCAATACTATTGCTAAGTATGGCGGAATGTCATA